CTGTACGGCGGCGCGCTTATCGTCATGGGCGTGATAGACGGCCAGACTCCCGACCAACCGCTTGATTATCGAAAAATCCGGGGATTCTCCGGTCTGCGGATTGTCGACAGGGTAGATGTGCATATCTGGAACTCGATCTTCGACACCGATGTTATGTCATCCACGTTCGGGCAGCCAATCGTCTACGATTGCATATTCCATGTCGGCACGACGCGCGTTGAGCAGTACGTCCACGCGTCACGGTGTATTCCCATGTTCGGCCGGCGCGTGCCTCAGAACTCGGCATATCTCATGAACATGGAGCATCGGTATTGGGGAGTCTCTGAGCTGCAATTCTGCTACGAACAGTTGCGTGATTTCGGCGGAATTCGGGGCGGCGTCGCGAACCTTCTTTACGAAATAGTCATTGGCAAATACTCGATAGCGGGCCTTGCGGACATGATTGCATCCGGCAATGAGCGGCAGGTGATTTCTCGGATGGAACAGATCAATATGTCGAAGTCCATCATCAACGCGGTTCTGCTTGATGCTGATGGTGGTGAGAAATACGAGCGGGATTCGATAACGCTCACCGGAGTCCCTGAAGTCATAGATCGGTTCATGATGATGCTTTCGTCTGTAACCGGAATTCCGGTAACGAGGCTGTTTGGCAGATCCGCTGCGGGTATGAACTCAACCGGCGAAGGGGACGACAACAATTACGACGATATGATCCGCTCGAAGCAGAAGACGCAGCTCAAACCCGCAATACATGCCCTTGTCAACGTTATCAAGGCGTGGAAGCACATCACAACGGACATCGAGGTCAAGTTCAATCCGCTTACACAGACGACAGCGGCCGAAGAAGCTGATATTGAAGCGAAGACCCAAACCGCATTCAACCAGAAGGCACAAGGATATGCGGCGTTCGTCACTTCGGGAGCGCTGAGCGGCGAAGACATACGGGATCTGGAGTGGACCGAGACCCTTGCGCAGAACCAGAAGGAACTTGCCGAGAAGGGCTACACCCCAGCCGGGATGATCGGCGATATCCCAAGCCCGGGAGAGGAAGTCAGCCTCGCAAACGATCCGACGGTTCCGCTTCAACCGCCGGTTGTCCAAAAAGTCCCTCCAGAACAACAGCGTGAGCCACAGCCCCCGACAATGGTGCCGCTGGAGCAGACCGCATTCGTGGGCCCAACGAGCGAGGAAGGCGGTGGGCCATCGTGATAGAGCGCCGAGTCAATCTTGACGTGAACGACAGCGTCTGGGGGCGTGTGGAGTGACTGAGACGGCTCACACCTTCCGACATTTGCTCAAGTCTCGACGTATGAAGATGGGAAAAGGGAACCGAGTCAAAACGAGGTCTCCGCGCATCGAGCGTCGCCTCTATCCATGGGCGATCGAGCGCAAGTACGCGCAGAAGATCGCGTCCATGCTCAAGCCGCTTATCGAATACACGCAGAACTATCTTCGGCAACATGGGGATTCGATACTGCGAGGTGATCACCAGGATGATATGACAGGGCAGGGCTTGGTCTATCTCTGGCGCACGCTTAATGCTTGGGTCGGGCAATACTGGCCCGATGATCCAACGCAAGCCCCTGCATCAATCCTCATGGGAATCAACGACACCGCGAACGAAACACAGAAGTTCGGCGCCGCACAGTGGGCAAAACAGACTGAGAAACTTCTGGGGATCTCGTTTGAGTCAAGTGTCGGTGACTGGTGGCCGCAATTACAGCAGCTTTGGGCGGCAGCGAACTACAAGCTCATCAAGTCACTCACTCATGATTACATCGATAAGGTGAACAGGCTCACGTCGCAGGCCGTTCAGAACGGATGGACGTACAAGTCACTCATGACCGAGATCCTTGCCACCGGAGCCCAAATCACGCAGAGCCGCGCACGACTCATTGCCCGCGACCAGATTGGAAAACTTAACAGTTCAATCTCCCGCGCCCAACAGACAGAGGTCGGCGCGAACACATACGACTGGGAAACATCCATGGACGAACGTGTGCGGCCCACGCATCGAACAATGCAGGGTCTCACATGCAGCTGGGACGACGCGTCGATTGTAAGCCATGACCACGGTCGAACCTGGGTGAAGAAAAGTGGAAACATGGAACCGAATCAGGCGGGTATGGCAATACAATGCCGGTGCGTCGCGATAGCAAACTTGAACAACCTCATCTCTGATGTTGACCGGGAGATAGACGGCAATTGAAATCGGAGCTTGTGCGAATGGACGTCGTGGCTCGTCTTGTCACGGAGGCCCTTACTACGATGAGCGACTTTAATCCGCACCTCCTATCGATGTCTGATGAGGATTGCGCAAAACTACAGAAGGCGATGGAATCCCATTTTGACGTTGTGTTGAGAAATGAAAAAATCAAGGGCAACAGGAAATATAGACAGGCACGGACCGGAGCATCAGTTGTCCGGGAGCCGCCATCGTACCATCTCGCATTACCAAAAGACAGGGGGAAGCATGCATCTGAGTGACGCGATATTGGAGAAGATCCGCAGTCGGGCACTCCCTATCCAGGTCGGCAAGATCACGATCAACATCAACGAGGACACTCAATCGGTAGTGATCGCAGCCGAGACCGCGGAGCGAATATCGGTAATCGAGAAGCCGACTCCTGGGCGATCGGTGTCCGTTGGTGAAAAGCGCGAAGACTGAAAAAGAATAAGTGAAAATGAGTTGACAACTTTCGGAGTTGTCCACTATATTGCGATTAACAGTTTTGAGTAAGCGAACACTCATGTTCGCGAAGATGCAAGGCTTTACCGGGAAACGCTGCAGGCCACGCATATAGTCAATCCGACCTTTGGGTATCGGTTCTATGTGCGTGGCCTCTTTGTTTTTCCAAGCCAGAAGGAAACGCATGGCACTGAAAGTGCTTTCGAAATCGGTAGCAAACGCCAAGAAGCTCATCGCCTCGGGTAAGGTCAATGACGGCACGTGGGCTTTTTCCGGGGAGGATGGCAACAAACTCCTTGGCGAGAACGGTGACGATTGGGCAAGTTATGCGCTCTGGCATCTTGCCGAGGACACCGGAGCCGAAGAGAACACCAAGGCACGCTACAAATACCCTTACGGAAAGGGCGGCGATGTGTACAAGAAGGCGCTTGCTGCAGCTGAGTCCCGAGCATCTGCTCAGGAGGACACTGCGGTTGCAGCGTCCGCGAAGGAGCTTTTCGACCTGACTGACAGGCCGAAAGATTCCGCCGATGATGACCCGCTTGACCCTGAGCAACTTGGCGAAGGTATGAGCGATCCCGAGATGGCGGAGCTTCGCGCAGTGTGTCAGGAAGTCGCCGGCGGCCATGTGGACCCGTCTGCTATCGAACTCCGTCTTCCGGATGACGAGCAGACTGATACCGACAAAGCGGACCCCGCGAAGCACGCTGTGCGTGCACTCGCGAAAGTGAGATCGGCCAATAAATCCCGGTACCAGTCCGGAGAGGACGACGGATTTGATATGCTCGACGGCACGAAAGTCACGCGTGCGACCTTCCAGAAGAAAGTCGGGGGAATGCCTGAAAGCTGGAAGAAGAAGAACAGTGAGAACAACACTGAGCCGCTGGAAGGTCAGAAGAAACCAGAGCCTGGCACTGCGAAAACCGGTTCTCTTCCTGATTCGCAGGATGAGGCAACGGGTTCGGCAGGGGAGCTTGAAACCGAGAAGAAACCCGGGACAGTCGGAAGCCTCGGAAGTGCGGCGGGTGATTCCGGAAAAGACGGCTTCAAGGCGGACGGCGTAACCCATGTACGGCGATTCGATCGGGTAACTTCGACCGACTGGATGACCAAGACCTTTCAGCGAACCCCGGAGGGTTACCTGATCGGCCGTGCGATTGTGACCAATGTCGGCGTGTTCAACTACCAGGACGCAGCCGGAGGCGTGCGACGCGAACTTAGGCTTCCCGAAGAGGTGTTTGCGCCCGAATCCATCGAATCGCTCAAGATGAAGCCGCTAACCAACGATCATCCGCCGACTGATGTTAATGCCCTGAATGTGCGAGAGCTTGGAGTAGGGCACACAGGTAGTAATCCTGGTGACGACACTCAGTTCCGCACGTGGGAAGGATACACGGAGCAGGAAGATTTGACCGATGGTCTTCACCTTCCGATCGATCTTGTGGTCGAGGAAGAGAAGGCGATTCAGGACGTGCTGAACGGCAAGACCGCGTTGAGCTGTGGATACACCTGTGATGTTGAGCCCGCGGATCCGGGGGCCTCTTACCTCGGACAGCCGTATGATTTCATTCAGCGGAACATCCGCTACAACCATGTGGCAATTGTGGATAGAGCTCGCGCGGGCAGCGCAGCGCAGATTCGTTTGGACAGTGCCGATGCGATTCTGATCGGCGAAACCCCCAGGGAGGATGGAACAGTGATTACCAAGATCACCATCGATGGGCGCGAGTATCAGGTTGAGAAGGCGGTGGCCGACGCAATGCTCGCTGCTCGTAAGGATGCCGAAGATAAGGCGTCCGAGAAGTCAAAGGCTGAGGCAGAACGGGATACGCTGAAAGCGAACCTCGAGCAGGCCGCAGACCCCAAGCGTGTTGACGAGGCCGTTAAGGCGAGGATCCGCGTACTTGACGCGGCAAAGACCGCCGGTGTTGAGGTTAAGGACGGCCAGCCGGACGTTGATACCATGAAGGCCGTGATCCTCAAGGTGTTCCCGAACGCCGAACTGAAGGACAAGGATGAAGCCTACATTTCGGCTCGGTTTGACGGTGCGGTAGAGCAGCTGCAGAACCGGAATGACGCAGCTGTGCGCGGCATCATCGCAGGTGGCGCAATGGTCGCCGGCGGCCGAGTAATCGCCGCGAACTCCAACGGAGCGCAGGCAGGAGCGAGAGTCGTGGAAGACAAGATCGTGCTTTCGTCAGTCAAGAACGACGAAGTGGAACACGCAGATCTGGACAACCTGAAGATGCTGTCCCAGAGCAAACGTGAGCAGATGATCGAGCGAATGAAGCTCGATAGCCGCAAAGGTAACTACGGCGTCACCCTGTCAACCGCGCATGACGCAATGGCGCTCGCTCGGGCCGACGGCATCGGCGCGTAAGGAGAAAGAACATGGGTGCATACGGAAATACCGACGCTGCATTCCCGGGACTTGAATACGGGCTTGATGTCCACTCGGAGATCGACACCGGAATTGCTCAGGAACAGATCGCCTTCGGCGCTCCGGTCTTCAGATTCCTTGGAGCACCGGATCAGGTATGGGGACCTCACATCGACGAGTCGACCGTTACCCTCTCGACCGGCCTGGCGACTTCCAACGTATTCGCCGGTACCATCACGGTCACATACCCTGATGGAACCACGAAAGTCTCGGCTGCGCTGTCCGTCAGCTACGCAACTTCCGCGAAGGCGACGATGGATGCAATGGTCGCCGCAATCAATGCGGACACGAATATGATCGCGGCCGGCGTGAGCGCGAGTGACAATTCGGGCGGCACGGTGCTCACGATCATCGTCACTCCGGTCGCGGGGTCAATCGTTCTCGGTGATCTCACTGTCAATCTCGGCGTCACCGGCGGCACGCCACCGACCGTTACTACGGCATATCTGACGCAGATGGAGTTCGCGGGCGTTGCCCAGTTCGAGCAGCGCGCAAGCCGCCTGTATGGCGCGGGAATCGAAGCGTTCTTCGCCCTCGATGCGGTGAACATCAAGCGGCGGGGGCGGCTGTGGGTCGTTGGCGCAGATACTCCGGCTGAAGGAGCACTCGCGTACCCGATCATAGGCGGTACGAACAAGGGAAAGTTCACGCAGCTTTCCGGCCCTTCCGGCGGGTACGTATATGCTCCGAACTCTTCAAGTCCGCTGTCCGGCATCCAGCCGATGTTCCGTGGATCGATTCAGGCCGTAAATGGCGTGAATCTCATGCAGCTTGACGTGCGCGGAATCTATTAAGGAGACATGAGATGATCATGACAAGGGAACGTGTACTGTCGGGTGATCCCCGACTCGATGCAGGCGAGTCTGCCTTCTTTCTGCGCGAAATCGAGTTCATCAAAACGGTGACCTACGATGTGAAGTACAAGCCGCTGAAGGCGTTGACAATCCTGCCGATTTCCACCGAAGCGAACACCGGTGCGAGCTCAATCACGTGGCGACAGTTCGCGATGGTCGGTGCGGCGAAGATCGTCGCTGACTACGCGAATGACTTCCCGCGGGTCGACGTGTACGGCGCCGAGACCGAAA